AACGAGGTCCGGGCCAAGCGCGGCGATGCAGCTGCTGACCGGCTGCGGATGGATCTGATCAAAGCATGGAAGGAGCAGAATGAAGCACACGGAACTGATCATCTGGCACCCGGCAGGCGATCACCCCGAGCGCGATGAGACGGTGCTGGTGACGCTGGACGATGACCGGCAGCGCTGGTGCTGGGCGGCAGTATGGGATGGCCAGCAGTACCGTGATGCCTGCGGGATGCAAGCCTACAGGCCAGGACTGGTGCGGTGCTGGGCGGCGATGCCTCGAGGACCGTTGTGACCGATGGACCACCGCGGATCAGGCTTGCCAAGCGACCGAAGCGCACCCCGAAGCCGCTTGGTAACCCGATCAGCGAGTTCGCGCTGGTCCCGTCATTCGCAGCGTATGACCCGGCGATCAGCAACGCAGCATTCCGCATCTTCGTTGTCATGTGCCACCACGCCAACAGCACCGGCGTCACTTACGTCAGCCAGGCCACCATCGCCCGCAAGCTCGGCATCACCCGCACCGCAGTCACTAACCAGATCAAGGCGCTCCTCGAACACATGTACATCCATCGAGTCCGAGCGCCAACACCAGGCAAGTCCAGCGCACGACACCGCATCATCTATGACCGCGATCAACTCGCCGCTTTCCGCACCCTGGTCGCACACCACACTCAACCAGTCGAGGACCGCATGAGACGCAAAGGCAATGTCACAGTTGATGACCCGAACATAGGGGTAAGAATAGGTATAAAGAAAGAAACTAAAGCAAAGAAAGAAAGTTCGACGATTGACGAAAGGTTGCGAACGGTGGTGATCGAGCGCTATCTGGCGGAAGGGTTGCCGATGCCATCCGAGGCGCTGATCGCGGAATCGATCGCCGACCTGCTGCGCCAATGCCCCGAGATCGCGTCAGGATCGCCTACAGCGCACGATCAGGTGCCGGGTAAGGGCGACATAGCCTGATGTGCTTCCAGCGCGTTGTAGAGCCTGTAATCGCCTCGTGTCAAAAGGCAATCGGACGTTTGGTTTTGGACAGGCAGGGGGGGGTGCAGCGTGTCCAGCGTCAGCCAGCAGCAGAGCAGCGATGCGCTCGAGAGGCGGGGGCCAGGCGGCGAGAGGGCGGCGGCGAGGGAGGCGACCCCTTGCCCCCCCCGGTCACCCGGTAGCGTGTGGGGACCTCCCAAAAATTTTCTTCCCTTTTTTCTTGGAGAGTTGATATGACGTATGAGATGAGAGAGGGTCAGGGATCGTTGTTTGCGAATGAGAGGAAGAGTGAGGAGTGGCATCCTGAGTTCAGGGGGAGGGTGATGTTGCCTGGAGGTGTGGTGCATTGGGTTGATGTGAAGGAGAGGGTTGGTGCGAAGGGTCGCTGGTTATCGTTGAGGATCGGGAGGGAGGTTGGACCTGGTGCGGTGAGTCGGCATGAGGTTGAGAAGGCGAACGGGTATCAGAGGCCTGGTGGTGATGAAGACATTCCGTTTTGAGGGGTGAGGTGTGAAGGTCTTGGTTGCTTGCGAGTACAGCGGTGCGGTGCGGGATGCGTTCATCCGTGCTGGTCATGAGGCGGTGTCATGCGACCTGTTGCCGACTGATGTTGCGGGTCCACACTACCAAGGTGATGTCAGGGATGTTTTGGGTGATGGATGGGATTTGATGGTGGCGCACCCGCCTTGTACTTACCTGTCGGTGAGTGGGATGCATTGGACGAGGCGGGGGTTGCGTGATCCGCAGTTGACCGAGGACGCGCTGACGTTTGTGCGCCTGTTGATGGATGCGCCGATTGCTCGCATCGCGGTTGAGAACCCGGTTAGCGTCATCAGTAGTCGCATTCGCAAGCCTGACCAGATCGTGCAGCCGTGGATGTTTGGCCATGACGCCAGCAAGAAGACCTGCTTATGGCTGAAAGGTTTGGAGCGATTGACGCCGACGAATATCGTAGAGCCTCGGATCGTCAATGGTCGCAAGAGGTGGGGCAATCAAACTGATGGTGGACAGAACAAGCTGCCGCCGAGCGCTGACAGATGGAAGATCAGAAGCGAAACTTATTCCGGCATTGCTGCGGCGATGGCCACACAATGGGGAGGTGAGTGATGGCGACTAGAGGTCCGAGCGAGCTGGGTGGGTGGAGCGGGGTTGCGTCGATTCAGCGGAAGCTGGAGCGGTCGGTAACGATCACGATGAATCGTGAGGCGATTGCGTATCAGATGCTGGCGATGGCGAGTGCTCAGATCACGGACATTTTGTCGTGGGATGAGGACGGGAATGTGAAGGTAAAGCCTGCCAGTCGGATTCCTGATCATGCGTTGCTGGCGATCAAGAACATCAAGGTGACGAAGGGGAAGGATGGTCGGCAGACGCTCGAGGTGGAGCTGTACGACAAGGTTGCGGTGTTGCGGATATTGGCGAAGGCGAGCGGCTTGCTGGATGCGCCGGAGGGTGACGGGGATAAGCCGAGTGTGATCGATGTGAATGTGGTTGCACCGAGGGGGGAGGAATGATCAATCTGCAGGCGGTGACGGATGGCGAGCTGGTGTTCCGTCCGATGGACGGGTGTCCGACAGGCCCGAAGGTATTGCTGCTGAACAAGGCAGGTATTGCCAGCACGGGCTGGTGGGACGGGAAGGACGACTGGTATGTGGGCTGGTTCCCGCTGCCGAAGATTCCTGCTGAGATCAGAGCGCTGGTCGAACCGACCTACCGGACGAACATTGGCGCGTTGCTGGGGGATTGAGATGAAGCTCGAAGTGTTTGAGGACCGGATGTACTTCGATATGTTCTGCGTCAGGCCGGAAGGGTCGAGCGACTTCAACGACACGATCCATTTCGTGCGGAAGGCGGATGCGCTGGTGGCGATGCGGGTCATTGAGAGCTGGATCGCAGCCGAGCGCGAGGCGTGTGCGAAGGTTTGTGACGGCATCCGTTATTCAGGCTACTGCCCGCCAGAAGACGGCGGTGCGCCAAGGTATTACAACGACGCCGCTGAAGAATGTGCCGACGCAATCAGAGCAAGGGGAAACCAATGAGCTACACACCGGGGCCGTGGAAGCACCGACCGTCGATGTACGGCAGACAGTACAGGTATGTCCAGATCGGTAAGGATGCGGACTACACGACCGGCAATGTAAACGCAGCAGATGCCCGACTGATCGCAGCCGCGCCGGATCTGTACGAGGCGCTGCAAGAGATTGTCGATGCGACTGATACAGGATGGGAACATCTTGATGCGACGTTTACACGAGCACGAGCGGCGCTTAAGAAAGCAAGGGGTGAGAGATGACCAAAGACGACATCATCAGAATGGCGCAAGGGGCTGGCTGGGAGATGGGAAACGACCTGTCAGATGGGTTTGGGGAGAGGCTTATGCGCTTCGCTGAACTCGTCTACATGAAGGGCTATGACGCAGGTGTTGAAGATGGATGCGAGGAATGCGCTAAGACCTGCGAAGCCTTGCAAGATTGGCCACCCGACGCAACCCCATACGATTGCGCCGCAGCAATCAGAGCAAGGGGCGATAGATGAAGCCCAAATTCACCCGCGTCATCGACGGCATCCCGTGCATGACGGTGACCGAGCATGAAGCCATCGTCGGGCGGTTGGCGAAGATCATCGAGAGGATGGTCATTCATGTCGAGCCAGATTGCGGTGATCCTACCTGCCTTGACTGCGAGGTGTGGCGACCGGCATGGAGAGCGATAGCAGAGCTGAAGGAAAAGAATGAAACGGCTTGATCACCCGGGTTGCTCTTGCCAGAAGGGTAAGGGCAGCGATGTGAAGGAAACCCGCATGGACACACGCTACGGGTTCACCTGGCGGCGCAGGGTGTGCCTCGGCTGCGGTGAGACATTCGGCAGCTACGAGATACCCGAAGACAGCATCGACATGACCCAGTTCACACCGATTGATCCAGATGGAGGAATTGCACGGCGATGAGAACGAAAGAGCAGAGCGCAAAGGAGGTCGGTGCTGGCGGGCTGAATCTCGACTTCAGCGAGTCCCCTGTCGTCTTCGACTTCGTGCAGGACCGATCATTCGTTGGCGGTGTCATGGGGCCGGTCGGAAGCGGGAAGTCATACGCCTGTGCTGCCAAGATATTCATCCGGGCTGTCCAGCAGAAACCCTCGCCAATCGACAACATCCGATACTCGCGCTGGGCGGTGGTGCGGAACAGCTACCCCATGCTGAAGACCACCACCATCAAGACCTGGCTGGATCTTTTCCCTGAGTCCACATTCGGTCCCATGCTCTGGACGCCACCCATCACCCACCACATCAGGCTACCCGCCCGCGGTGAAGCGGCAGGCATCGACTGCGAGGTGATCTTCCTGGCGCTGGACCAGCCCAAGGACGTCAGGAAGCTGCTCTCGCTCGAGCTGACAGGCGCATGGGTCAACGAGGCCAGAGAGCTGCCCAAAGCGGTCATAGACGGGCTGACGCACCGGGTTGGACGCTACCCTACCAAGCGAGACGGCGGGGCCACCTGGCGCGGTATCTGGATGGATACGAACCCGATGGATGATGACCATTGGTGGCACAACATGGCTGAGAAGGAAAAGCCGAAAGGCTGGAAGTTCTGGAAGCAGCCAGGCGGTGTCGTCGAGGTTCCCGCGGATGATCTGCCCGACAACCCCGAGGCCAACGATCATGTCCTGGCAGGCGGCAAGTGGTGGAAGGTCAACCCCAAAGCCGAGAACATCAACAACCTGCCGGGGGGCTACTACCAGGCCATGCTGCCGGGTAAGAACCTCGACTGGATCAGGTGCTATGCCGCGGGTGCGTACACCTACGTTCAGGAAGGAAGACCCGTCTGGCCAGAGTACGACGACAACACCATGAGCGGCGAGACTGAGATCGATCCATCCGTACCGATTCAGATCGGTCTGGACTTTGGTCTGACACCTGCAGCGACCATCGGGCAGAGGCTCGGCAATGGCCGCTGGGTGATCCACCATGAGATCGTGACCTTCGACATGGGCCTCGAGCGCTTCGGGCTGCAGCTGCTGGCTGAACTCAATCAGCGCTTCCCGAATCACCAGGTGTTGCTATGGGGCGATCCTGCAGGCATGGCGCGAGATGCGATCTATGAGGTGACCAGCTTCGAGTTCTTGCGAACGCTGGGGCTACGAGCGCAGCCAACAGCATCGAATGACTTCAAGGTCCGACGGGAGGCCGCTGCAGCGCCGATGCAAAGGCTGATACTGGGTAAGCCTGGACTGATCGTCAATCGCTCCTGCAAGATGCTCAGGAAGTCCCTGGGAGGCGGGTATCACTTCAAGCGTGTTGCGGTCGGTGCGGGACAGGAACGATTCAGAGACGCACCCAACAAGAACGAGCATTCGCACATCGGGGACTCATTCGGCTACCTGATGCTGGGCGGTGGCGAGTACAACCGCATGACCCGGACCTCGAAGCTCGGCGCATCACCGATGGTCCAGCAGACTGTCGCCAAATCTGACTTTGATGTGTTTGCATGATGGATAAAGTTCAAATCGGTGACGCAACGCTCTATCTAGGCGATTGCCAAGACATACTTCCAACATTGCCGAAGGTCGATGCGGTAATTACTGATCCGCCGTATGGGATGAGGCGCGATGGAAAGCCGAAGTCCACTTCCAGGCATGGCGGACATAAGGGGTATGAGTTTTTAGGTTGGGATGATGGCACACCGCCGCGCAAAGTGTTTGAGGCAATTTTTGAACTGTCCAATGTTCAGGTTATATGGGGAGGAAACTTTTTTACGCAGTACTTGCCTCCGTCAATGGGTTGGTTGTTTTGGGATAAAGGGCAACGCATATCGCAGTCTGATGGCGAACTGGCATTTACAAACATTCAAAAGGCGTTGCGCGTCTTTACGTTGAACCGTGCGGCTATCGCACAAGACGGGGCTGTTCACCCTACACAAAAACCTTTGGCCTTGATAAAGTGGTGTATTGAGCAAGCCGGACATCCGCAAACAATTCTTGACCCATTTATGGGTAGCGGAACCACAGGTGTAGCAGCCGTTCAGATGGGCCGCAAGTTCATCGGCATAGAGCGCGAGCCAAGCTATTTCGACATTGCCTGCGAGCGAATAGAGAACGCATACAAGCAAGGCAGTCTGTTCGTTGAACAGGAAAAATCATCATTCACTCAAGAGTCATTTTTTGGAGAGCAAGCATGAAGAAACTGATCTTTGTCGCTGGAATGTTGATCTCAGGTGCTGCTGTCGCTGCTTGCACGATGCACACCTACTTCGTCAACGGCAGGATGGTCATGTGCCAGACCTGCTGCTGGGCAGGGAATTGCACTACCACCTGCTTCTGATGTAAGATCAAGCTGTTGGTGTGGTAACCGACAGTTTGAAGGCCACTATCTCATGCTCCTCGCCCTGTCTCTCCGGTCAGGGTTACCACCGGGGGGCAGCAGATAGTGGCTTTTTTGTTTCCCACATCAGCCGTTCCGCTCACGCAGCAGCGCTCCTGCATGGGAGCCAGCGGAAAACACCGGCCAATCCTCACCCTGATTGCGAGCCGACCAGCCTGTCTGCGAGGGACTGGTGTAGACGCCTGGGACAGCGGTGGTAGACCACCCAGGCATCGAAACAATCGCAGCCTCCGGGTACTCTGGCTACGGCACAGGATGCTGACTGCGGGAGAGGTAGAGCGTAAAGTGTTGCGCTCCACCCTGGGGGAACTATCGCCAGATATCGCACCGATATCGAAGCATTGCCACGAAGCGCTGCTCCCAGCAGAATCACCGCCATGAGCGATATCACTCATCACTTTGCGGCTGGTCTGTACGCGAAACAGCATACCCTTGAGCTGGATGAGGTGGCTGAGAAGCATGTTCACAGTCACGATCACTTGAGCATCCTGGCGGCTGGGTGTGTCATCGTTGATGTGGACGGTCAGTCTGACATCTACGGTGCGCCTGCTTGCATTGTCATCAAGGCCGGAAAGAAGCACAAGATCACCGGGTTGATGAAGAGCGTCTGGTTCTGCATCCATGCGACAGACGAGACTGATCCTGACCACATTGATCACGTTTTGACTGGGGATTGAAATGGCGTTGATTTCCGCAGCAATATTTCTCGGATCTGCGGCGATGGCGAACGAAGCGCGGAAAGCGCGGAAGTCTGCAAGCGAATCGCAGGTTCAGCAGTTGAAGAAGCAGGCCGAGGACGCAGAGCTGATGCGTCAGGCAATCGATGCTCAGACCGCAGCCTACGCTAAGACAGGCGCATCGCTCGAGCAGCAGGCAGATATTGCCAAGCGCTCCTTCGAGGCCAGCCAAGCGCAGTACGCTGAGAACAAGCTGATGATGGAGCGCCAGGCCGAGGAAGTTCGGAAGGCGACAGACGAGGAGCGGCGCAAGGCGGCACAGTCCGAAGCGACTGCGCTTCGAGCGAGAACCCGCGGCGGTCGCAGGGCGCTCCTGTCGCAAGAGCGCACAACGCCGGAGCTGGGCATCACCAGCCCGATGCTTGGTTCGCAGGGCATGATCTGATGGCTACGGCATACCAACGGCGCACGGCAGCCCGCAGAGCAACAAGCGGCATCGACAGGCTGGCATCAGAGTTCGACAAGCGGATGCGCGAGCTGTCCGGTCAGCAGGCCGAGAGCTTTGGCGCATACACCCGGCAGGTCGCTGAGACGATGGCTCCGTATGAACAGCAGATGGACCAGTACCGAACTACCCTGCTGCCTGAATACGAGAAGCAACGTCAGTCATACCAGCAGTCGCTCGAGGCTTTCCAGGCTCAACTGGAAGAAATTAAAAAAAATCCCACCGTCACTAAGACAGAGCAGGTCGAAATGCCTCGCGGTGGTCTTGCCGGGGTGTTCGGCAGAACGAAGACGGTTACGCAGGAATACCAAGAACCTCGGGAAGTACCGACCTTCGAGCAGGTTGCGCCTGTTGCGCCTGCGATACCTGAAGCCCCGAAGATCGGAGAGTTCGAGACAGCAGGGTTCGAGCAGAAGCGCAAGCAGCTGCAGTCTGATTTGCAGCGCGAACTGGGTGAGCGGCGCGGTGCGCGAATGGCCGCAGTCCAGCGCCGACCGCGTGGCGGTTTGATGCAAGGAGCGTAAGCATGGACAAGCAAGACAAGATGAAAGCCAAGGCCGCGAAGGTTATGCGTGAGTACAAGGCCGGGACGCTGAAAAGCTCAAGCGGCGAGAAGGTCACAAGCCGCGATCAGGCAGTCGCCATCGCAATGTCCGAAGCGGGATACAAGAAGAAATGAAGGCGGCGCACAAAGATCCCGAGGGTGGGCTGACTGAGGCCGGTCGCAGACACTTCGAGCGCTCAGGCGAGAGCGAGAACCTGCAGCCTGGCGTGAAGGAGTCGAACCCTTCTGGCGTCAGGGCGCGGCGCAAGGGATCTTTCCTGACCCGTTTCTACACAAACCCTTCAGGTCCGTTGACAGACGACAAGGGTGAACCGACTCGGCTGGCGCTCGCGGCTCGGGCATGGGGCGAGCCAGCGCCGAGAACCGCTGCATCGGCGAGCAGACTGGCGGCAAAGGGTCGCAGATTGCTCGACCAGGCGAAGGAAGATTAAATGGAATATGAAAAGAGCGGCGGCATCAGGCTGAAGCCCGAGCAGATCATCGCTCGCCAGCAGTTGGCGCAAACCCGGAAAGATGAGTTCCAGCAGATCTACCAGGATGCCTACGAGTTCGCGCTGCCCCAGCGTCAGCTCTACGGTGTTTGGGAGGGTGGCTCGACCGGCACGAAGAAGATGCAGCGCGTCTTCGACTCGACCGCGATCAGCAGCACCCAGCGCTTCGCCAATAAGCTGCAGAGTGTGGTGTTCCCGCCGCAGCGCAAGTGGTCCAAGCTGGAGCCAGGTTCGTCGATTCAGGACAAGAACCAGCGCGACCAGTTGCAGGGTGTTCTCGATGCCTACAACGACATCGCATTCGCTGCGCTGAAGCAGTCGAACTTCGACATCGCCATCGGCGAGTTCCTGCTCGACCTGGCGGTCGGCACGGCTTGCATGATGGTGCAGCCGGGTGATGATGTCAGCCCGCTGAACTTCGTCCCTGTGCCGTTGTTCCTTGTCACCTACGAGGAAGGCGCGAACGGGCAGGTTGATAATGTCTACCGCAAGATGCGGATGAAGGGCGAGAGCATTGAGCGGCAATGGCCGGATGCCAAGATTCCAGACGAGATGCAGCGCCGGATCGAGCAGAAGCCGACCGACGACATCGAGCTGCTCGAGGCGACGATCTACGACTACACCCGCGGGGACTATTGCTACCATGTGATCGACAAGATCTCGAAGGAAGAGATCGTCTATCGCAGGAGAGCGACCAGTCCCTGGGTAATCAGCCGGTACATGAAGGTCGCTGGCGAGATATACGGGCGGGGACCGCTGATCACCGCGCTGCCCGACATCAAGACGCTGAACAAGACCAAAGAGCTGCTGCTGAAGAATGCGAGCCTGGCGGTGTCGGGCGTCTACACCGCGGCAGACGATGGTGTGCTGAACCCCAACACGGTGAAGATCGTGCCGGGTGCGATCATTCCGGTTGCGCGGAACGGTGGACCACAGGGCGCATCGCTGCAGCCGCTGACGCGCTCCGGTGACTTCAACGTCTCACAGCTGGTGATCAACGACCTGACCGCCAGCATCAAGCGCATCCTGCTGGACGAGTCCCTGCCGCCTGACAACATGAGCGCACGGTCGGCCACCGAGATCGTCGAGCGCATGAAAGAACTGGCGCAGAACCTCGGCAGCGCGTTCGGTCGCCTGATCAACGAGACGATGATCCCGTTGATGTCCAAGATCCTCGAGGTGCTGGACGAGCGTGGGCTGATTGATCTTCCGTTGCGGGTCAACGGGCTGGAGGTGAAGGTCAGTCCGGTTGCACCGCTGGCGCAAGCGCAGAACATGGAAGAGGTCAACGCGATCATGCAGTTCATGCAGCTGTCGCAGGCAATGGGGACCGATGGCCAGCTGGCGCTGAAGATGGACCGGGTGGTGGACTATGTGGCCGACAAGCTCGGTGTGCCATACGGGGTCAGGAACACGGCGGCAGAGCGGGCTGTTCTGCTCGAGGAAGCGCTGGCCAAGCAGCAGCAACAGATGGCTGCAGAGGCTGCGATGATGCAAGCGGCAGGCGCTCCGCAAGGCGGCGCTCCGGTTGACCAGCGACTGATGGAGGTGCTCAATGCGGGATGATGTAGCGCGAGCGGCAGCTGCCAAAGCAATCGAGATCGCGCAGAAGGCGCTGTCCAGCGCAAAGCCTGGCCCTGCCGGTCCCGCTGGCCCGAAGGGTGATCCCGGTCTTGTCAGGCTCGAGACGGTTCCTGTTCCGGGGCCACAGGGCGAGAAGGGCGACAAGGGTGACCGCGGATCGACCGGGCCTGTTGGTCCGTATGGTGCGCCAGGGCCGAAGGGCGCAAAGGGTGATCCTGGCCCGATGGGGCCGCAGGGTGAGCGCGGTCCTACTGGTCCTGCTGGTAAGGACGGTGCTGATGGCATGACAGGCGCACCCGGTCCAATGGGGCCGCAAGGGTTGCCGGGGCCGATTGGCCCGATGCCGAAGCATGAGCGCAAAGGGCTGATGTTCCGGTTCGAGAAAGCGCCAGGACAATGGGGCGACTGGATTGTTGTGCCGACTGGTGGCGGTGGTGGCCGGGATGACAAGCTGACCGATCGCCAGGCTGAGCTGGTGTCTGTTGCCGATCTGATAAAGCAACAGTCATCGAACGCAGGGAAGGCGATCGGTACTGATGGCACCTCGCTGCAGTGGGTGTCTACGTCGGGGCCGTTCACTACCCCTTTGCTCATTGACGTCAATACCACATCGAACGCACTGGAGATTAGGCAGCTTGGAACAGGCAACGCGCTGTTTGTTGAGGATTCCAACAATCCAGATGCAACACCGACCGTTATTGATCATCTTGGAAATGTGTTGCTTGGCAAACCAGAGAGAACTTCAGCGATATCTAACAGGATGGAGATACACTCTGCGTCTAGTACGAGTTTTACTAACCCGTACATTGGTTTATATAATTGGTCAAGTTCGCAATCGAGATCAGGTGTTATATCGTTTGCAAAATCAACATCTGGAACGACTGGGACAACAACTGATAATTTTCCTGGTGATGTGCTTGGGGAAATTTCTTTTAATCATAGAGTTTCGTCAACAATTACAAATGCTTCAATTGCATCGATAAGCGACGGGGTCGGAGCTAACTTACAGTTTTACTCGCCAACGGAAATTAAAAGGTTTACTAATTCAGAGGCAAGGTTTCCTGCTAATTTTTTTGACCGTTCGTTTTTCAAAAAGTCTGAGTATTTGTTATATAACAGAAATGGACCAACAACGGGCTATATGTATCTCACGACAGACGGGCTTAGCGTTAGCACAATAAATCAAGTAATTGTTCCAGAAAATACAACGGTTGCTTTTTATGGGATAGTGGCGTTGCGAGACACTACTTCAGACACATCTGTGATGTGGGAAGTTAAAGGCTCCATTGGACGATCTGGATCTAGTGCGCCTGTGCTTGGAAATTACAACATAAATACAATCTCGGAGATCGTTTCTCCGACTACGCTTTTTGGAATTCAAGTCGATGCTGTAAACAATGCTTTGACACTTTACACTTTCAATTATGGGTTTGCTTCTTCAAGTATGTATGCTGCGGCTTCAATCAATACAGTTGAGGTGACTTGGTAATGGCTGCAATAAATATAAACAATCTTGGGGCTGGTGCTGATGTCACATTGACAAACCCAGGCAATGCGTTGCGTGTCAATGGCAATGATGTTGCGCTTTTGCAATTTACTCAGACATGGACGGGGCGACAGTATTTGCAAGGCTCCACCAGCAATTACGGAGCTTTGATTCGATCTGCTCTTGAGGTCAATTCGTATTCGGCTTCTGGAGCATCGGGAACTACGGTATTGTATACGCTGAACAGCCCGTTGATATTTTTTTATGCAGGCAATTCGACAGGGAATTGGGGGGTTGATATTAGGGGTTCTGTATCTATTTCCCTGAACACGGCAATGGCGACAAATAATGTTTTAACGATTGTTTTTCTGGCTAATCAAGGGTCCACAGCTTATTACCCGACGAGCTTTGCAATTGAAGGGACAACAGCAGGCGTGTCGTTAAAATGGCTTGGTGGTTCAGCCCCGACTTCTGGCAATGCGAACAGCATTGATGCTTACACTTACACCATCATTAAAACAGCAAGCAACACCTACACGGTGTTGGCATCACAAAGCAGGTTTGCCTAATGGCATTGATTTCTACTTTTGCGAACGCTACCGCAAGAGGGTATGGATTGTTCGTTAACAAACCGGCAATCGTTATTCCAGATGTAATTGATGTTTTGGCTTTCAACTCAACTCCCTCCGGTACGACTGCTGGTCCAATCAACAACTATTACAGGCGCTATGTTTACAAGGCGATCTACACCGCGGCTGAATTGGTTGCGGCTGGGTGGAGTAGTGGACAGACGATCAGGCGCTTGTCTTTGTATGTCACATCACAACCGACTTACCAGCCCTATCCTTTATATGCAATCGGGATGATAAACACCGGGTTGTCTGTTGGGTCTGACTTTACGAGCGGCATCACGACTGTTGTGAACCAAGCAAGCAGATCGTTTACAGTTAACCAGGAAAACATAATTACACTCAACACGGCTTTTGCTTGGGACGGCACTAGCAATCTTGGGATATCGTTTGCCTGGGGGCAATGCCCAACAACGTATTCTTCTACGGGTGTTGTGAGAAGCAACACAGGCGGGTCTGGAAGGTACTCTCGCACCGACTCATCCGGCACATATCTCATTAGCGATGTTGCCGGTACAACGGTCAGCGGCAGACCGTGTGTCAAACTTTATCGAACCTTGTGAGGGAAAAATGGCTATTCAATTGCCTGTTAATCAAACGGTTTTTGGTGTTTCGTTTCCAGACGCATACCATCGCATCGTTGTTGCTTTTGTTGAGCGGCAGCGTGATGATGCGGAGAAGTTTCGAGCGGTGATCGAGCTGGCAACGTATGCAGTTGACCCTGGGGAAACGCCTGCCCAGCCTGTTGTGACTCGACGATACTCTGCGCCGATTTCACAGGTTGAGGCGCATGATGGTCCTTCGTTTTTGCAACAATGCTACCAATGGATCATGGCGCAGCCTGACATGGCTGGAAGCGTGGCGGTATGAGTTGGGACGAACTCGATGCGATCACGCTGGATGTGCGCGATGTCCAGCAGAGCAGGGACGACCTCGACAGGTTGACCATGCGGGTATTCGGAACTGAGGATGGCCAGAAGCTGCTGATGACGCTGAAGGCCACCTTCGTCGATGTGCCGGTCGCCGCGCCCGGTACTGATCCATCGTTCGCATACTTTGCTGAAGGTCAGCGGGATGTGATCCGGGGATTGATTGCGCGGATTCAACGAGCAAGGAAACTATGAGCGAGCAAGCAAACGAGCCTGGCAGCGCCAGCCTACTCGATGCAGCAGCACCCGAAGCAGCGCCTGCTGAACCGAGCAGGACAGAGATCAGCCACAAGGAGGCTGCGCCAACTGCTGCCGCACCGTCAACGGATGACGAACCGCTGCAGCGACCGGACTACTGGCCGGAGAACTTCTGGAAGAAGGACGACAACGAACCGGATCTCGAGGGCATCGCCAAGTCCTGGCGGGATCTGCGAGCGAAGATCAGCAAGGGGGCGCACAACGCACCGGCTGATGGAAAGTACGATCTGAGCAAGTTTGGCGAAGCCGCTGCCGACAACCCGATGGCCGAGGTGCTGACCAGCTGGGCGAAGGACAACGGACTCAGCCAGGCATCATTCGACGATCTGGTGGTGCAGCTTCAGGAACGGGCGAAGGACACGATGTCAGGCGACATCGTTGATCCCGGCACCGAGCTGAAGAAGCTGGGGCCGAATGGCCAGGCTATGGTCAACGGCATGGCCGAGTGGGGCCGCGGCATGGTCAAGAAGGGGATCTTCTCAAATGATGATTGGGAAGAGTTCAAGATCGCCAACGGCACCGCTGCAGGTCTGCGGATGATGATGAAGCTCCGCGAGACTTACGAGGGCCGGGTGCCGATTCAGTCGATGCCGATGGAGAACGCCCCGAGCAAGGAAGAGTTGTATCAGATGGTCGGTGATCCGCGTTACAAGACTGATGCTGCCTACCGGCAGAAGGTCGAGCGACTGTTCGCTGCAGTTGTGCAATAATCACCCTGTTGGTTCGCGTCTCCTCCTTCCCGCTCAGCGCGGGTTGCACCCGGCTCCGTCCGGGTGTTTTTTTATCTGCTTGCAATGCGATATCGTTTCGGTTATCTTGATAGATAAGGCATATCGGGATGCAATGTCTCGACCCTGACAGCGGATGAATCCGACGAGTGGCTGACCGTAATCAGCAAGCGAGGCCCGCAGCAGCGGCTCACCAGCGCGACAACCCTGATCATCAACCGAATGAGGTAATCAAATGAGCGTTTCTCTTTCGAACGCCTTTGTGACTCTGTTCGATGCTGAGGTGAAACAAGCCTACCAGGGCAAAGCAATGCTGGTGGGTGCGGTTCGTCAGCGTCGAGGAGTCGAAGGCTCAACCGTCAAATTCCCGAAAGTCGGTCGCGGCGTGGCTACGGCTCGCGTGACTCAGACCGATGTCACCCCGATGAACGTCGGGTTCTCGACCGTCACCTGCACGTTGGGCGATTGGAATGCCGCAGAGTACAGCGACATCTTCTCGCAGCAGAAGGTCAACTTCGATGAGCGTCAAGAGCTGGCCCAGGTGGTCGGCGCTGCAATCGGTCGCCGCCAGGATCAGATGATCCTCGACGCGCTGAATGCTGCGTCTGGCACCGGCACGGTGGCGAACTCAATTGGTGGCTCGAACACCAATATGAACATCTCCAAGCTGCGCGAAGCCGCGAAGATCCTCAACACCAAGAATGTCCCGGCTGAAGGTCGGAACATCATCATCCATGCAAACTCGCTGGCCGCGATGCTGGAGCAGACCTCGGTGACGAGTTCTGACTTCAACACCGTGAAGGCGCTGGTGCAGGGTGAGATCAACCAGTTCATGGGATTCACGTTCCATGTCTTGGGCGATCGTTCCGAGGGTGGCCTGCCTATCGATGGATCGTCGGATCGGACGCTCTTCGCGTTCCACCGTGATGCCATCGGTTATGCCGAGGGAATCGCTCCTCGCACCGAGATCAACTACATTCCCGAGAAGACGAGCTGGCTGGTCAATGCTCTGTTCTCGGCGGGTTCGGTTGCAATCGATGCCGAGGGTATCGTCAAGATCACCGCCCGCGACACCGCGGCTGCGGCTTGATAGGAGATTACTGCAATGGCATACGCTGCAGATGGGTTCACCGCGTATAGCGCGAGCAAACGTGGCAACGCGCCCTCGATGTACGCTTACAAAACGGCTGACGCAATCGCCGATGTCAACACCTCGGGTTATTTCAATAGCCTGTCGAGTTTGCTCGAGGTGGGCGACATCATTCACTGCGTCACCTCGACCGGGACCACCGCGGTTGTCACGCTGGTCTACGTTGTCAGCAACGCATCCGGTGTTGTGGATGTGACTGACGGGACCACCCTGTCGAACACCGATTCGGACTAACCGGATCTGATGCAAGAGGGCCAGCTTCTGAGTAATTGGAGGCTGGCCTTTCTCACATTGAGGGAATGACATGGCAGCGGGCGACACCGGGGTTTCGATCAGTTCTGATGCGCTGATTCTGCTTGGCGCGAAGGCGATCTCATCGTTCAACGATGGCACCGATGAATCGTCTGTCTGCGACCGTCTGTATCCCGATGTGCGCGACATGACCCTGAGCATGTACCGCTGGAGCTTCTCGATGAAGAAGACCGGCTTGGCGCAGCTGGTCACCGCACCGGGCAGCTTCTGGCGTTATGCCTACCAGTTACCGGGCGACAGGCTCGGCAACCCGATTGCGCTTTACGAGTCGGCTGCAATCGGCAGTCCCGTTCGCAAAGAGTGGGAGATCCAGGGCGATCAGGTTCTGACGAACCTTCCGACAGTCTTCATCGACTACCAGTATTCGGTGCCGGAATTTGCGATGCCGCAATACTTCGTCCAGCTGTTGAAGTATCAGCTGGCCTGGCACATTGCCGAGGCGATCACCGAGCAGGGCGACAAGGCTGCGCGGTGGCAGCGTGTGGCGCTGGGTGATCCGTCTGAGAACATGCGCGGCGGGTACTTCAGGCAGGCTTGCCAGATGGATTCGCAGGGCAACCCGACGAGGGTGATTGAGGATTACTCGCTGATCGCGGTGAGGTACTGATGCCGCGCTTCGTCGATCAGCAGACCAATTTCTCGACGGGCGAGCTGGACCCGTTGATGCGGGCTAGGATCGACCTGCAGGCTTACAACAATGCGCTGGCCAAGGCGACGAATGTGCTGATCCAGCCGCAGGGCGGGATGCGGCGCAGGCCGGGGCTGAAGCATACCCTGGCGCTTCCGTACACCAGCACCGAGTCAGCCGGGAACGGTGTGCGCTTGGTGCCGTTCCAGTTCAGCGTGGCAGACAGCTACATGCTGTGCTTCACGCATAACCGCATGTACGTCATCAAGAACGGCTCGGTGGTGGCCAATATCAACGGCAGCGGGAACGACTACTTGACGACGACAATCGGGTCATCGCTGCTGGCGAATCTCTGCTGGACGCAGAGCGCTGACACGCTGATCGTTGTCCATCCGGATCTGCAGCCGGTGCGGATTGTGCGAGGCGCGACCGATGCGACATGGACCGCCAGCACGATTACCTTCGACAGCATTACCAAATACGCGTACACCCTGCAGACCTTCACGCAGATCGGATCGACGTTGACACCCTCGGCGGTCAGCGGGAATGTGACCCTGACCGCATCGACAACGCATCACGACAGCGGCACGGCGCAAGCCGGGACAAGCACAACGATCACGCTGAAGACGACAGCCAGCGCGACAGACGACATCTATTCGGGCATGTATGTCACGATCACCGGAGGAACGGGATCTGGCCAAGTGCGCTTGATCAGCGACTATGTGGGATCGACGAAGGTTGCAACGGTATCGCCTGCATGGGCGACTGCACCAAACGGCACATCGACCTATGAGGTGACCACCTGGTCATCGTTGTCGGTCAATCAGTACATCAACGTATCACCGCAGGGCCGAGCGAAGATCGTGCAATACGTCAGCTCGACGGTGGTGAATGCGATTGTGGAATATCCGTTCTTCTCGACCAGCGTGATCGCTGCTGGCAACTGGGAGATCGAGTCAGGATACGAGGACGTATGGAGTGCAAGCAGGGGATGGCCGAGGACGGTGACCTTCCACGAAGGGCGACTCTATTTCGGTGGATCAAAGAGCAGGCCCAGCACCATCTGGGGATCGAAGATCGGACTGTTCTTCGACTTTGTTCCTGCCGAGTCTTTGGACGACGATGCAATTGAAGCGACCCTCGACACCAATGACCTGAACGTCATCACCGACATCATCAGCGGGCGCGACCTGCAGGTGTTCACCAGCGGCGGCGAGTTCTATATCCCGCAGCAGGGAACCGATCCGGTCACACCGCTGACGTTCACGTTCAAGAATGTGAGCAGGAACGGCATCGAGGCCGGGACGCGGGTGCAGCCGCTTGAGTCCGGGTCGGTCTATGTGCAGCGGCTCGGCAAGTCGCTCAACGAGTTCCGGTTCAGCGACTCGCAGCTGACCTACATCACCGAGCGGATCAGCCTGTTGTCCGGTCACCTGCTGAAGACCCCCAAGCGGATCGCGCTGCGGAAGGCCACCTCGACGGATGAGGGCGACCTGCTGATGCTGACGAATGACTCGGACGGGAGCCTGGCGGTCTACAGCGTGATGCGGTCCCAGCAGATCACCAGCCCGAGCGAGTTCACGACAGATGGTCGGTTCGTCGATGTCGGTGTTGATGTCAGCACGATCTATGTGGTGACCAAGCGAACCTTCAACTCGGTTGATCGCTGGTTCGTCGAGATGTTCAGCGACAGCCTGTTCACCGACTGCGCGTTTACCGGCGGGGCTGCAGCGAGTGCCTCGAGCCTGCCGCACATCGGAAAGTCGCTCAACGTGATCTGCGATGGTGTGCCGCAGAGCAATGAGACGGTAAGCGCTGGCGGGTCGGTGACGTTCGACCGGGCCAGCACGACGAGCTACGAGGTCGGACTGCCGGTCACGATCTACGCGAAAACGATGCCGGTGGAGCTGGCGCTGCAGACTGGCAGCAGGCTGTCGATGAAGAAGCGGGTGGTCGAGATCAGCGCGGTGGTCAAGGACTCGCAAGAGTTGATCCTGAATGACCAGGTGATCCAGTTCAGGCTGTTGGACAACCCGCTGCTGGATCTGCCGGTTCCGACATTCACGGGCATCAAGCGCGTCAACGGAGTGCTGGGCTACAGCAGGGAGCAGGCCATTGAGATTGAGCAGTCCCTGCCGCTGAAGCTGACGCTGCTCGGACTCGACTACCGCGTTGCGGTCTATTCAGGAACCTGACATGGTATTCGACCCTGCATCTGCAATGGAGACGCAATTCGCGGCTGCGCCTGCTGGTGGCGGCATGGCAATGCCTGCTGCATCGACGATGGTGGCGGGCGCTGCGTTTGCGAATGCTTATGCCGCGAACCAGATGGGCAAGGCTGCGGCGATCAATCAGCAGACAGCCTATCTGACGCAGGCTCGGGACACCTTGGCGATTGCCGAGGTCAAGGCCGAGACATCCAACCAGTACGCAATGCTGCAGGCTGGCCGCACGTTGCTGCGGTCAGAGATGGAGGCGCTGAACTACAAGATCGCTGGCAATACGCTGTTGAAGAACCTGCGGCGCAGCAATGCGGCGATCAGGGCCAGGGCCGCGGCGAACGGTGTGGCATTCGGCGAGGGTTCGATGCTGGCGCTGCAGGGCGAGAATGTCGGGGCAACGATGCGGGATGTCGGCATCGCTGATCTCAACGCGCTGACGGCGCAGGTTCTCGGATTCGAGGATGCGACCGCGATGCTGCAGAGTACCGAGTTCCAGAACTATCTCAGCACGTTCGCGGCGCAGCGTCAGGCTGGTGGCCTTGAGATGGCGGCGGCAACGACCAGGCGCTACGGTGGGCTAATGGCCGACATGAACCTGACATCGGCGGCGCTGCAGCTTTACAGGACGACATGATGGCAACGCGAATCGAATCAGGGCAGATGCAACTTGCGCGACCTGGCAATGTGCCGATGGTTCAGGCGCAGATGCCGACCGTGCAGCCAATTGGGTTCCAGGTTGCGGCGCAGGAGCAGGGCCGCATGGCGCAGCTGATCCAGCGCATGAGCGAGTCGCTCTTCAAGGAAGCCGGTCAGATGGCCGAGCAGGAAGGCTTCCGGTACGCAGCCGAGAACCCGCTCACCGACGAAGAGATCGCGCTGGCCAGGGACGGGGCAATCACAAAGCCGACAGGCCGGATCTTCGATGACGCTTTTAGGAAGGCTCGCAGCCTGCAGCTATCGAGTCACTTTGAGGCCGAGGGCATCAACACGATGTCACGGTTGTTGCCCGACATCGAGGCCGGTCGCATCACCAGCGAGCAGGTGATCCTGAAGCTGCGCGAGATGAACAGCGGATTGACCGCATCGCTTGCCAAGCTGGACCCGCAGGCCGCGATGAAGTTCAACGCGAGCATGGCGGCGTCGGGCAACACGATTGTGCGGAAAGCACTTGATACGGAGATCAAGAACGACCGGGAGCGGAACCGCATCAAGTTCGATGTGTACTTCAACGATGTCGCTCGAGTGCTGCAGGACACGATTGAGCAAAACCCCGAGCAATCGACCCAGCTCATTGCGATGCACGAACAGAACATCAACCGCGCCGCGATTGCGCTGGGCGATGCAACGATGCAGCGAGAGTATGCGGCGAAGATCCGCAAGGAAGCGGTCGATGCTCAAGTGGGTGTGCTGTCCCGCAAACTGATGACCAGCGACTTTGCTGCAGCGAATTCGCTGGCGGTGATCAATGGCATACGCAATGGCCAGTTCCTGCCAGACGAGCGGTTCAACGAGGTGCTGCGGTCGATGGTGGCGCAAGACCCGAAAGCTGGCGAAGAGATCATCAAGAACTTCCGGGCTGAGATTTCCGCGAGGATCACTAAGCTCGATCAGGATGACGCGCTCGACAAGCGCAACAGAGAGCTGCAAGCCAGCGATCTGATCGCACAATACCATCGGCCGAATACTCCCCCGTCGGTGAAGTCTGCGATTGCTGACCAGCTGGTCAACCTGCGGGTGATGTCCATCGAGCAGACCGAGCGCTTGCTGAACCCGACTCAGCCACCCGGCGACATGCTGACGTTCACGACGATTCAGTATCAGATCGACAACGGATTCATCCGCGGTTGGAATGAGTTGATCCCGCAGGCAACGCGAGCGGGAATGAATGGCGACCAGATCAACAGGCTCTACCAGCGGATGCGGGAAGTCGAAAATCCTGACGCGGCTGCTGCACAACGCCTGATCAATGCGACCGCTGGCGTTCCTGATGTTCGTTCTGTCTTTGCCACGAAAGACAACGAAGCGCAGATTGCCAAAGCAGAAGCTATAACCGCTCGCTATCAGCAACTGGTCACAGACTTCCGCAGAACGAACGAGGGCCAGGCTGTCCCGTTCCGCGATCTGGCGCAGCAATCGATTGACGCTTACAACACAACAGAGCGGGCTGACCTGCAAAAGACACAAGCGCTGACGAGACTGAATGCAATCGTTGCTGACTTGGTGAAAGAGAACAAGCTGGCCGAAACCGTGAAGATCGATGCGACCACAAACCTCGATGATCTGCTGATGAAATATCCGCGGCTGCGGCAAGATGACATCACCGCGCTGCGGCAGCAGCAGCGAATTCTGCAAGGGGTATCACGATGACAGACCTCGAGCAGCGCATCGTCGATCAGTACCTGCGCTTTTCGTACCCGGACGAGCCTGGTACTCCGATTGAGGATGTTGTGCCGGTGCAGATGGAAGAGGCGCAGCCTGTCGCTCCTGCTCCGGAGCCTATGTCGCAGCCAACAGGATCGATCCGAGAGATTCCCCGCAACATGTTCGAGCAAGCGCTGGGACGATTCGGCGAGGTGCTGACAGCAGCGGGTGTGCAACTGGACAAGGTCGGCATCGACATTCCGGTGCTTGGCCGGGTCACGCTCAAAGACCTGACGGTCGGCGACATGGGCAAGGTCATCGAGGACATGAGCTACGGTTTCCCTCCGACTCGCGGGGCTGGCGGGATTGGCGGCACATCGGGGCTGAAGCCTGAAGCGACCGAGCTTCTAAACCTGCCGATTGTCGGAACGGCTGCGCGGGCGACTGGAACTGTTGCCGCGGCTGGCGCAAAGTTCGCTGCGCCAAAAGTCGGGGAGATGCTGGACAAGTATATGGGGCGAATGGGACTTAGGTTGTTTGCAGCCCCAGAGGATTATCGTGGATCGCACCGCGCCCCGATGAGATCAGATGATGTTTCAGCACCAGGGTTCGACATGACGACGATCATGCCGGATGACATCTATAGCGCAAAAGCAGCACATCTTTACGGGCATACCGGAGGGAATGACCCGATGGATAAAAACTCAGTCAGACTTATAAAAATGATGCGCGGCAAGCCTGAAATGGATGTCATGATATTTCGAGCAGTTCCAAAAGATGTTGAAAAAGCAGAGATTAATCGCGGTGATTGGGTCACAATAAACAAAGACTATGCCGTGTCACATGGCGAGAGCGTGCTTGGTGGAGAGTACAAAATCCTAAGCAAGATGGTTAAAGCCAAAGACATTCATACTGATGGCAATTCCATCCATGAATGGGGCTATGACCCTGAGGTGAGGGAGTAAGACAATGGCAATCTCAAAAGCACCTCTTGAAGAGCGACTGAGCGAGATCCTGCCGGAAGGCGCGAAGACTGATGGCGCTCTGCCGGAGCGCGTCAGCAGCGCCGAGCCTGACGAGCCGATTCCGCAGTACGAGCCAGCGCACACCGCTGACGACAACGTGGTGCAGGTTGCCGGTCTTCGTAAACTGGTGACCGGCGGGGCGAGGGTCTATCAGGAAGGCGTGGCGGCGAGGAAGGCGGCGCAGGAAGCGACCGATGTTCTGCCGACACCGACACCGCCAGGCACCACCGCTACACCACCTCAAGCAGCGCAGAAGCAGCTTGAGAACATCGAGGTCACGATCACCGAGATGCCAGCGGCAGGCACACCGCCTGACACGCTGATGAACCTCAATCGGATCGACGGTCCTGCTGATTTCAAGCAGACGGTCGAGTCATTGGCCAAGACCAGCGGCATCGAACTTGAGCGCATGACGTTCGAGGAGATGGTCGGCAAGGCGGTCAAGAAGGGTGTCGATGGCAACATCATCGGCGAGCTGCAGGCGCTGAAGAAGCAATACGGGGAGCTGCCGGTCGATGTTGTGCGGCTGCGGCTGGCGAGCTACCAGAACACCCGAGAGTTCTACAGCCTGGCGCGTCGAGCGTACCTGAACCCTGACGATGTGGACCTGCAGGCGCAGCTGCTCTACAAGCTCAACCTGCAGAACGCGGTCAACGATGCGTATCTGTCTGCGCGAACGCGGGCAGCGCAGGCCACCGCAGCGGGGCGCATTCAACTGACCGAGGCGCGGGCGGCGGGGTTCCTCGACCAGGTCGGCGATGTGAAGATCCCGGCACCCAACAGCGCCGAGATCCAGCAGATGCTGGCTGATCCGAATGTGTCGCAGAACCTGAAGGTGTTCGTCGAGAAGTTCGTGCAGCTGGAGACTGAGGCAGCGCGAGAAGGGCTGATCAACAAGGTCGGCAAGGTCGGGCTGTTCGCTGACCTGTGGGATCGCACCTGGAAGAACGGTCTGCTGTCAGGCATCGGAACGCATGTCGTGAACCTCACCAGTTCGACGACCTTCCTGGCCAGCACGGTCGCAACGAGGGCGCTGGCTGGGGCGATCGGAACGGCGAAACGCTCGGTCGGAATGCAGGGCGAGGTCGAGCTGGGTGAAGCTGGTGCGCTGGTCGCCGGGATGGTTCATTCATTCCGCGAGGGGATGTCGCTGGCTGGCACCGCGCTGCGAACCGGGACGACCCGCGAGATGCGCGAGGGAACAGGGCTGCTGTCGGACGCCGGACGCAGGCTTGAAGGCCAGAACCACATATTTAATGCGCGAGACTATGGAGTCGAAACAGAGGCGCTGGTCAAGGGTGCAAACTTTTGGGCCAACTTCGTAACGCTGCTCGGCGGTCGCCCGATCATGGCAATGGACGAGCTGTTCAAGACGATGGCTTACCGGGCCGAGCTGTACGCTCAAGCGTACCGGACGCAGCGGCAAGTGATTCGCAGCGCCGAGGATGCCGGGGTTCCGCGGGATCAGGCAGAGATGCTGGGCCTTCAGAAGATGGCAGAGATAATCTCTGATCCCCCTGCTGAGATCGATGAGCTGGCGAAGGACTTTGGCCACATGGTTACGTTCTCGCGGCAGTTGACCGGCAACGCAGCGAAGGTCCAAGAGTTGGCGCAGGACAACCTGCTCGGTCGCATCACCCTCCCGTTCGTCAAGACTCCGGTATGGGTGGTTTCTGAGGGGATGCAGCATTCGGCATTCGCTCCGATGTCCAAGCAATGGCGACAGGACTTCGCTGCAGGCGGCGCAAAGCGCGAGCTGGCAATGGCGAAGTGGGGCATGGGGACGATGATCATGATAGGCGCTGGATCGCTTGTCGCTGACGGTCGCATGACCGGCGGCGGGCCTGGCGATCAGAACCTGCGGCGCGTCTATCTCGACAGCGGGTGGCGACCGTATTCGTTCGTCTTCCAAAAACAGGAGTGGGATGACGAGTTCGTCAAGTACCTGAAGACTATGGGGATCGATCCCAGCATCAGCAAGGACGGCAAACTGTACGTTCCGTTCCGCGGGATCGATCCGATTGCAGGGCCGATGGCCATGATCGCAGATGCGGTCGAATATGCTCGGTATGAGGACGATCAGGATCTGGCAGGCGAGGTGCTGCTCGGTGCGGTGTGGGGTCTGTACGGCTATGTCGGGCAGTCTCCGTTCCTGCAGGGTGTCAGCAGCATTGCTGGTGCATTCAGCGCGACGATCCCGAATCCGAAGCAGGCATTCAAGAACGCGCTCAATCAAGTCGCTGGCAGCGCAACGTCTTACGCGATCGAGGGTTCGCCGCTCGGGATCTTCAGCAGCGCCAGGGCTACGGCAGAGCGAATCTATGATCCGGCCAAGCGCATGACTGCCGAGTCACCGCTGGTCCCGACTGGACTCAAAGGATTCTGGGAGGCGCTCAATCGCTCTATATCTCGGACTCCGGTGTTGAGTGAGACGCTGCCAGCGCAGCGTGACTACCTCGGCGAGATTATCACCGACATCGATCCAGCGAATCCTTGGCTGGCCGGGATGAGCGGCATTCGCTACAGCTCCACCAAGCAGCGGATGGCTGACAAGATTATGATCCAGCTGGGCATGTCGATTCAGAAGCCAGGCATGGATGTAACGGTCCGCGGCGTCAACGTCAAGCTCGAGGTGGACGAATACGATTACTTGATGAAGCAGCTCGGGCTTGTGTCGATCATTGTAGATCGCAATGGCAAGCCGGAGGCGCTGAACATTCAGAAAGCCATCGTTGAAAAAGCAAGGTCGCCTGGCTTTTACGACGACCCGAAGGATGTCCAGCAGAACAACATCCGAGATGTGTATTCGCAGTTCACGAAGATGGCGCAAGCGGAACTGTACGCGCATCCGACATTCGGTCCACGCATCGAGGCTCGGGTTGAAGCGGCGCAGCGGCGTCGAGCCAGGGTCGGCAACTACATCAAATGAGGTGATCCATGTCAGTCCCCATCAACAACGTCACCCGGCGCGTGGTCTACGCGGCGAGCGGTACGGGTCCGTACAATTTCAGCTTCGAGATTCTGGCGGCGACCGACATCGCGGTCTACCGGGACGACACGCTGCTGACGCTGACAACCGACTACACGGTGACGATCAACGCGAACGGCACGGGCAGCATCACGCTGACAGCAACACCGACCGGGGCAACGCAGATCGCCATCGTCGGGAACCGCACGATCCAGCGGCTGTCTGACTTCGTGACCGGCGGTGATTTTTTCGCTAACACCCTAAACGACGAACTCGACCAGCAGACGATCTTCGCGCAGCAGAATGCCGAGGGTTTGAGTAGAGCGCTGCAGGCTCCGATCAGCGACCCGTCCAGCATCAACATGACGCTGCCTGCAGCCGCAACGAGAGCGACAAAGTATCTCGGATTCGATGCCAGCGGGAACCCGGCTGCATTGCCAGGGACTGGGACTGCTTCAGTTATAAACTTGGCGACCGATGTGACGGGGGTGCTTCAGCCTGCAAACGGCGGGACCGGAAGCACAACATCGACCGGGACAGGTGCGGTAGTTTTAGCATCGTCACCAACGATTTCAACTCTGAACGTCGATGGCAATCTGAACATCACCGGGTCTGCTCGCAGGATCACCGGCGATTTCAGCAATGCAACAGCTGCTAATAGGGCAATGTTCCAAACGAGTATTACAAACGGCAACACAAATATATATGTGCTTCCAAATGGAACATCCACTACATCGGGCTTTGTTTACGCCAATAACTCAGACATAACCAATGCCTCTTATTGCTATGTCGGAATGAACAGTACCAATTCGTTTATAGAGTCTGGCAGGAATGGTGCCGGAACGTATTTACCTTTTGCCATTGCTGTTAACAATGCGTACAAACTTATCGTATCCACAAGCGGGAACTTTTTGTTCAATAGAAATGTCAGGCAGACAGGCTCCGCTAGTTATGATGGCGGGTTATATGCAGAAGGATTGATTTCCAACTATGGGATTGGATCTCATTCTGGTGTTGGGGGGGCGTATCAAAACAATGCTATAAATTTCCAATGGAATGGATCTGCCACTAGGTTGTGGGTTGATACTACAGACCAAGGCAGCATTACTGTCTCATCTGATTATCGGATAAAAAAAGACGTTCAAACCCAAACCGCTGACGCGCTGGCGCGGGTTTCGCAACTCCGACCAGTGACCTACACCTACGCGGACTATGAGCCGTTTAGCTGGAAGGCCGACGACGTATTGCGAGAGGGTTTCATCGCGCACGAACTAGCGGAAATCATTCCGAGCGCGGTCGATGGGGAAAAAGACGAGGAAAATAAAATCCAGTCGCTGCGATTAGACGCTCTTTGCTCTGTCTTGGTGAAAGCAATCCAAGAGCAACAATCCATCATCGAACAGCTGACGCAACGCATTGCGGCGCTTGAGGGTCAACCTTAATCCAGAAATTGGTGAGACATGGGAAACATCAACGAGGTCGAGGCAAAGCTGATGACGCATGAAGCTGTCTGCGCCGAGCGTTACGCTGGCATCAACGCACGATTGAAGAGGCTTGAACAGATACTGATGGCCAGCGCTGGAACGATCATCGTGCTGCTGATCGGTCTTGTTGTGAAGGTGTAGCCATGCTTGATCCCGTCTCGCTGCTCGCTACTGCAACGGCTGTCTTCAACGGTCTGAAGGCCGCTGTCGAGGTCGGGCGCGAGGCCGAGGATGTGTTCTCGCAACTGGGCAAGTGGGCTGGCGCGGTCGCTGATCTGCAGGAGTGGATGAGCACCGAAGAAGAGAACGCGAACAAGCCTCCTCCTCTGTTCAAGAAGCTGGTCTTCAGCAAGTCTGCGACAGCCGAGGCGTTCGATGCCTACGCTGCGAAGATTAAGATCCAGCAGATGGAAGAAGAGATCCGGCACATGTTCACCCTGGGTGAACTCTGGTGGCTGGGCAAAGAGGGATATAACGAGTTCATCATGATGCGGCGCTCGATCAAAGAGAAGCGCGAGAAGCAGGTCTATGAGCAGATCAGGCGGCGCAAGAAGCTGATCAGGATGGTGACCGACTATGCCTTCATCGGTGTGATCGTGTTCACCGGCGGTCTGATCCTCTGGCACATCATCGCATTCATCATCGAGCAAGCATCATGAGCAACGACGAGATCGAGGTTCGGGTGTGGGCGATCATCACCCTGTCGCTGACTGGCATCCTGGTCATATCGGTGCTGACGATCCTCGGCGGTGTGCTGTTCGTCGAGCATGACATGGAGCGCATGAGTCCAATCGATGAGGCTTTCCTCGCAATCCTGAAGGACATCATGCTGCTCTGCATCGGGGCCATCGGTGGTGTCGTTGGTCGCAAGTCCCTTTCAACTGCGCTGGAGAAACGGAATGATCCCTCTCGGTCCACTACTTGAGGTCGGCGGCAAGATCCTCGAGCGGGTCTTGCCTGATCCCGAAGCAAAGGCGAAGGCGCAGGCCGAGCTTGCCAAGCTGCATCAGGATGGTGAGCTGGCGAAGATGGCCAACGAGACGAAGCTCTTCGAGCTGGAGCAGAACAACCTGACCGAGCGGCTGAAGGCCGATATGGGCAGCGACTCCTGGCTGTCGAAGAACATCCGACCCATGACGTTGATCTTCATCCTCGGCGGGTACTTCACGTTTGCGATGATGAGCGCGTTCGGCAAGGACACAAACGAGTCTTACGTCCAACTGCTCGGTCAATGGGGCATGCTTATCATGAGCTTCTATTTCGGCGGCAGGACACTCGAGAAGATCATCGACATGAGGGCGAAGAAATGAGCTTTGAAGAATGCTTGAAGCATGTCCTGGCGCACGAGGGTGGATTCGTCGATCACCCGGCTGATCCCGGCGGCGCGACGAATCTCGGCTGCACGAAAGCGGTGTGGGAAGAATGGTGCGATAGGCCGGTCACAGTTGACGAGATCAAGGCGCTGACACCCGAGGATGTCGCACCGCTCTACCGGAAGAAATACTGGGACGCTGTGGCTGCGGGCGCGATGCCTGCGGGCATTGCTTACTGTGTCTTCGACACCGCGATCAACAGCGGGCCAGGCAGGGCAGCGCGGTTCCTGCAGGCGGTGGTCGGCGCGGCGCAGGACGGAGCGATCGGGCCTCGGACGCTGGCTGCGGTCAATGCGATTGACCAGCAGGAACTCATCAACAATTACTGTGACAAGCGGCTGGCGTTCCTGCAGGAGCTGAAGACTTGGGAGACATTCGGTCGGGGCTGGGCGCGGCGCGTCTTGGATGTCAGGCGCACCGCGCTCGAGATGACTACTTCTGGCTAGGGTCCAGGCTTGCACCGAGGATCTTCAGGCGGCGCTGGTGAGCGGCATTCAGCACCGACTGCAGGACCGGGGCCAGCCTGTCGGTGACCTTCTCATTGGCCTCCTTCAGTTCGCGCAGCTTGGTCATGCGGGTACGCGGCTCTGCTCGGCCAGCGGTCGCGGTCTTATCGGCCAGCTGGTTGTAGGCCACCAGCCAATCCTCAAGGCTGATGTGCATCGAGTGCGGCTCGGTCTTTCCGGGTACTCGCAGCGGGTATCCTTCCTGCTCGACGGCCTTCTGCAGCGCCTGGTCGGGCGGCACACCTGACTCTTCGATGATTGCCGCTCGCTCCTCGATTGCCTCGACTACCTCGGGGATCTCGATCACCTCAATCCCTGCCTCCTGAATCTCGGCGGTGATCTGCTCGAATGCCGCCGCCTGCTCATCGGGATCGATGGTGTCGGCCAGCTGCTGCTCGATGACTGCCGGGGCGGTGATCGGCACACCGACCGGGGCGGCGATCCGATCCAGCGGGTTGCGCGGGGTGATGTCACGCTCCCGCGGCGCTGCTTCTGCCGGGTAATCCTGCGCTTCCTCCGCGGTGATCAACCCTTTGAGGACATCGGGGAACGCATCGCGCAGCGCGAAGCCTCGCGCTCTCATCTGCATCATGCGCTTGGGGTACGCTTGCCAGGGTCCTGCTTTGCCCCAGAGTCCCGCTCGCTTGGCATCCTCGACGCTGAACCGTGCGGTCACCGGGTTGCGACCGCGGCGCTTGGCCACACAGACGGCGACCGGGTTCGGTGAACCCTCACCCTCGAAGTATTCCTGCACATCCTCGCAGACGGGGCTGGCCTGCACCAGCGCCATTGCCGCGTCACCGTAGACTGACGGCTTGCCGTTGATGACCGCGATGTTCTGGAGCGCCTGCATCGGGGCCAGGCCGATCTCATATCCCCATTGAACGCAGACCATGATGTCCTGCGGCTTGCCTTGATAGGCTTTCGGGACCATGCTCGATTCGGCGAGCATACGGCTGAACTCGATGGCCTCGCTCATGGTGGCGGGCGCGAAGCCGCGGTGTGTCGTCAATGCTGTCATTGCTCTTCCTTGAAGTGATCCTTGATGTTCTCGATGATGGCCAGGCTAATCGCTGTGACCACCTCATACGCTCGCTCTTCCTCGAGGCCGGGGATGGCCGACTGCAGGGCCAGCACCGCTCGGTCATACGCAAACAGGATCGGGTCATCTTCCATTGCTTTCCTCCTTGATCTTGATTCTCACCTGCTCCAGTTCGTAGCGCAGTTCGCTCTTCGCCAGGATCAGATCGGTGCGCCGCTCGATGCTCATCGGCATCATTGCGAGCGCATCCTCGATGACTTGAAGGCAGGTCGCCAGGGTGTAAGCGCTGATCATTTTGCTTCCTTCAGCGCGAGGGTGGACTGCCTGATGCTGTAGGCGGCTTTAGCCGGGGTGATCTTCTCGGGCTGGGCTTTGTAGTGTCGCATCGGCCAGCGCACGATAGTCGATCCGAGCCTGCCTTCGGTTGCCGTGCCAAGCAGCAGCTTGAGTTCCGTCTCTGCCTTGGTCTTGCGAGCCTGTGCATCCTCGATATCAGCAGCGGCTTTCTGCATGTCGTCGATCAGGATCGCGGCATGAGCAGGTAGATCGATCTGCGTGTCTTCCGCGACCGGGAAGATCCGCTCGGTGTCGCCAGCCTGGTCAGCTGGGTACCAGTCAATCGCTCCGGTGTCCCGCCAGAACTGCACCCGTCTGTCGAAGTCGAACACCGCATTGCTGATCGCAGCCAGCGACTCGGGGTGCGGGGCGAACAAGAAAACCCTCAACTCGATCCCCTGATACAACACGCACACCGCTCCCCACTTTGCGCCGATGATGTCCATCTGCGCCTGCAGCTGGAGGGGGCCGCGGTCGAGCGCAGGAACATCCTCGGGCCAGCTGCTGGTGAGCTTGGCTTCGAGGACACCGATGCCGTCAAGCGCAATCGAGTCCTGACCGACGACGATGATGCCGCTCGCCGGGTCAGACACCAGGCGCTGTCCACCACCATCAGCGGTCCCGTCCAGGCTGCAGGCCAGCGGCAGATCCGGGTGGAACCGTGCCTCGGGGTGATCGAGCTGCAGATCACGCAGCTGCAGGCGGCGGGCAGCCTCGGCCAGAATCGTCGGCTCAAGCGCGTTGCCCCATTCCGCAGCCTCTGACCCTTTCCAGGGTTCTTCGATGCCCTGGTGGGCGGCAATTACCGCCTGCAGGGTATCGTTGCGGGATGCGTACTTGCTCATGCCGAGCAGCGCCGGGATACGGCTGGCGCTCATCATCGTGTTGGGTGTTACCTTGCCTACCATGTCAATGCTCCTCGTTGTTGAGCTTGTATGAACGCACGGCTCGACCGTGTGACTCGGGGTGGAACGCGACGACATACCCGGCAGCACGGAGCGCCGGAGTCCTGAAAACTGCGCCATAGAGCGAGGGGTGCGCTCCATCGGGCAGCGGGCAGCGCGGTCGCACATCGTTGATGCTGACGCTGCCGAAGTCGGTGGCGACTGCAATGGCCTGTCGCCTGGCGGACAGTATCCATTCCCGGTGCCGCTCTTCGTGCGAGTCAAGCGCCTGATCCTTGATCTCCTGTGCTTCAGTTGTCATCCTCATCCTCCTCGAAGCGGCTGGTGTCCCCGTGGCGCAGTTTGCGCCACGCTTCGTAGTTGATCCTCATCATGCGGCGCTGGCTTGAGTCCCAGCCTCCTACCGAGTGCGGACTTTGATCGTAGATGGTTTCAAGCAGGCGCTGCCTGAAATGCCCGACATCGATGTCGAGCCATTCCAGGTAGGCATCAACGCCTGTTGCTTCCGTGTCGAACAGGAACCGGGCAGCGGTGAACGAGTGACCCGAGATGGTCATCTCACGGTCGCCGGGTTTTCGAGCGCGATCCCAGCGCTGGTCCCGTCCTGCAGCCAGATCGCGCAGGGCGTTGGCGACAACGCTGGCCAGCAGCTTCTCGCATTGCCGCGTCTGAAAGGCATCGTCAAGCATCACGCGATCCATAGCATCAGTCCTATCATTCCGATCCATGCGAGCAGCTGCAGCACCGAGCCAATCACCTGCGAGGCGGTGAGTCCCTCGCGCTGGTCCAGCAGGCGGGCCTGCCAGAAGATCTCCTCCTTGGTGAAGTCCCGCCGGAGCGGGCGCTGATAAGCGCTGCCGATTGCGACCTTGCAAAGGGGCTTGTTCATGCTGCGATCTCCTCTTGGTTGAGACGGTTGATCAGGTTGCTGACCTGCTGCGCTGACCATGCCAGGCCACCGCGGGCGGTCTTGACGCTGCGGGCCTGCAGCTGCGCAGCGATGTCACGCAGGGTCACGGCACCGGCTGCCTTGATCTCTGCGATGACCGGGGCCAGCGCGAGAGCATAGCGCTGGGCGGCGTCAGAAACGGCTGCAGCGCCACGCTCGGGGGTGGGTGAACCCAGCACAACACCGCGGGCCTTCGCAGCCTGTAGCGCGGCGCTGGTGCGCTCGCCGATCTTTCGCGCTTCCCATTCGGCGAACACGGCGCTCATCTGCAGCCACGTGCGGTCAGCCTCGGGCATGTCAGCGCAGCGGAACGCGACACCGGACTCGAGCAGGCCGGAGATGAAGTGCACATTGCGGGCCAGGCGGTCCAGCTTGGCGATGATGAGGGTGGCCTTGGCTTTTTTGGCGGCAGCAAGCGCAGCCAGCAGCTGAGGGCGATCAGCCTTGCGACCGGACTCGACCTCGGTGTACTCGGCGAGCAGCGGCGCACCGGCGATGTGCGCCAGAACTGCGTTGCGCTGGGCCTCGAGGCCAAGGCCGGACTTGCCCTGGCGGTCGGTTGATACGCGGTAGTAGGCGATGTACATTGTTTTGTCCTGATCAGGCGGTTTTCACAACAAACCCGGAGTTGCGAAGAATCTCTCGGCGGGTCGCCACACTACGCTCGGATGCCGCTGCGCGCAGGGCGCGGGCTTTACTCATCGCAACACCGTACTTGTCTCCTTGCCCGAGAATGATCCAGGCTTGCAGGGACTGTTCGGCATCGCGCTCAATTTGCTCTGCATCGCGGATCAGGTGATTTGCTTTGACGGTGTAGAGGTAAGTCATGTCGTCTGCTCCTGTTGTTGGACTCATCAGCAGGCGCGTTACGCCTGGACCCCTTTCGGGGTTTCGTCCTTATTAGAAACGCGCATCCCAGGCTGCAGCCTCGGCAGCAAAATCGTCATCGTTTTCAGGCCCGAATGCGTCAATCTGAATCTTGATTTTTTCCGATACGCTCAGGCAGTTGAATTCGCCCTCGCCCATTACACCGTAGAAATCAACGAACTGTGCCCAGAGGGCATAGTCGCTGGCGATCTGTTCGTAGGAATATTGCTTGCTCATGTCGTCTGCTCCTGTTGTGTGTTGCGATATCGTTGTGACATCGCATGGACTGAACTATGCCAGCGAATCGAAGGTCTGTGTTGGAATATTTTTTGATCGTTGCCGATGACACGATAGGCAAAACCTAATCCTCCTCTGAGCAGCAGGTGCTGGCGGTGTGCTGGACATCTGATACCGCGCCGATATCATGATCGCATGAAAGAGACATTGAAACCGATCTTGATCCGGTTGCGACCGGATGCCAGGGCGCTGCTCGACCGTGCTGCAGATCAGCAGCGGCAGAGCCGGGCCAGCATCATTGAGGGGCTGATCCATGCTCACCTGGTGCAGACCGGGGATGTACAGGTCAGGCTGCAGCGCTTGCTGGGGCCGCGGCGGTGAGCGACATCGTGAGAGTCCGCAACATGCAGGTCGGCGACTGGTTTGAGCTGTCGCGCACCGGAGAAGTCTACGAGTACCACCACCGCGACCTGGAGACACCGGGCGGGACTCGGCATTGGGTACGCAAGCAGGGCCAGGGCAAGCTGACGACGCTGCACCACAGTTGTCATGTCCGGGTGCTGCAGCGGGCAGCGTGGCGCGAATGAGCCTGTCGCTTTACTTCTGGCTGGATGGCGATGCTGTCGGCAAGGGCAGGCCGCGAGTGTCAACGATTGGCGGCAGGCCGCGCCTGTACACGCCAGCCAAGACCGCGGCATGGGAGGCGCAGGTCGCTGATGCCTGTCAGACCGCTATGGGTTCGCTGGCACCGACTGAGAGCGCTTGGGCGGTGCGGATCGACATCAGCTGCCGGGTGCCTGCCAGTTGGCCGCGGAAGCGCCGGGAAGCGGCGCTGCAGGGTGTGGAAATACCGGGCAAGCCTGATCTGGACAACGTGGCAAAGGCGGTGCTGGACGCCTGCAACGGGGTTGCCTACATCGACGACAAGCAGGTGGTGAGGCTGACCGTGAGCAAGCGCTACGCGGCGGCACCAGGGATTGAGGTTCACATGCACGAGGTGATCGATTGATGACGTATGACGGGACGCGCTTCTGCAGTCATTGCCAGCAGCGGAACAAAGTCGAGGGTGGAGACTGGAAGGTCAGCAATGGCGGCAGGAACAGACGATGGCAATGCGGATGGTGCATGTCACGCTTGCGGGAAGCGACACGACAACGCGATGCTGAAGCAGCTGCCAGACGGAACGCTGGTGGGGCTGCAGAGTGAAGCCTGGCGGCATCATTGCGAGGTGCAATGGGCGCTGCGTCTGCCGGATCGAGTCGGGCCGCGCAGCAAGCGCTGGACGAAGGCGATGTACATCAACGAGGTCCGGGCCAAGCGCGGCGATGCAGCTGCTGACCGGCTGCGGATGGATCTGATCAAAGCATGGAAGGAGCAGAATGAAGCACACGGAACTGATCATCTGGCACCCGGCAGGCGATCACCCCTAGCGCGATGAGACGGTGCTGGTGACGCTGGACGATGACCGGCAGCGCTGGTGCTGGGCGGCAGTATGGGATGGCCAGCAGTACCGTGATGCCTGCGGGATGCAAGCCT